GATGGATGGTATCAGCCCTGCAAGGGGTCAAGAAATCCGAGATGCAATAGCCCGACCCGCCCCCGGGCCAGAGGAATCCGAAACCTCTGCACATCCCGACAAGTGTATAGGAAATGTAACGGAACCAGCTAACCCGACTTGTTCCAACACCACGCACAAACACAGCTATTGCGATTGCAAGGAACCCGCTCCCGAATGGCGAGAGCTTGGCCCTGACGAGGTGATCCAAGAGGGGGATGAGTATTATACTGGCAAATGGACTAAAATAACTGGGTGGATAGGCTACCCAGCGTCAAACTTTGCCAAGGTTCGCACCCGCCGCCCGTTGCCAAAGCAGGAGGAGATGCCGCTGGAGGATGAGATCAAGCAAATCGAAACCACAGATGAGTGGCCTGTGTAATTACCTTATTAACAAAATGAACCTACTCCAAGACCCGCGACTCCTCAACTTCGTGCTCCTGTTCCTGTACACAGCTAACAGCATTCGCTGGGCTTACGAACGCAAGTGGGCAGACAGCCTATACTGGGCAGGTGCGCTAATCATTACAACCGCCGTCACGTTAAAGAAATGAAGAAACACAAGCAGCCAAAAGAAATCAATCAACTGATTAAACAAGCCAAGAAAAACCCAATCATCAAAGAACTGCTCTTTGCTACAGGTTGGATCAAAAAGAAATGAAACCATACATTGACGAAAAGGATAATCCAGACCCTGATGAAGATGTCAGGTGACAAGCATGAAATCGTATGCAAATCGGTGGTTATTAGGGGGTTTTTACAACCTTGATGTCAAGTTTATTCCTTTACATAAGAGATAATCGGTCATTATCTATCACCTTGATTAACTTCGTTAACTATTCTTAAACCAAAGCGTATGCCTGCACTGAACAATCCAAAGCACGAAAGATTCGCCAGACTGGTCATCCAAGGGATGACGCAGGTTGATGCTTTTAGGAAATGCTACCCGAATGCCGGAGTGAACACTGTTAACAACGATAGCAGCGTTCTGGCGAAGCGTCTGGAGGTGAAAGCTCGCATCGCGGAGATGCAGGAGATCATTGATAGCTATTTCCCGATCACGCAGGGAGAGAGGCGGGATATGCTACGCAGGATGTCGCAGGGTAGGGAGCCTACCAAGGTCATCCGCAAGGCTGACGGCAAGATTGAGGCTGTCTATGACAAGCTGGCAGCCATGACGCTGGATGCCAAGCTGGCAGGAGATTTCGCGCCAGAGCAGATGCAGATCAGCGCGGGGCCGACCCTGAAGCTGGATTTCAACATGGTAGGCAGGAACACAAGGCCAACGCCTGCGCTGGAGGAGGAATGGCGTAGGCTTAACGAGACGGAGGTCAGGGATGTGACAGACGAGCCGGAGGAGGCCGGACATGATGACCTGTCATTCTATGAGAATGTTAAAGTAAGGCCGACAGCGTCCAGCCTTGATGACCTGAAGCCGATCATCGACATTGAGACCGAAGAATCTCCGCCTCGTTAGTATAATGGCTATTGCTCCCGCCTTGTAAGCGGGGAATCGCGGTTCAACTCCGCGACGAGGCTCCATAGCATCTTGACATCGCTAATTGCGATGGCTAATAGATGCTGATGGTATCAGTCCCATTTAGTTATACTTTGCCGCCTGTTGGTATGCCACTTGTGCCTCCATATCCGGCAATTTTTCCTGTTGCCTCATTTACTAATCCATATTCATTTCCTTACCAATTTAATATTGCTGGAGATTGTGATGATGACATTGCATTTAATGGTCAAATATATCTGCCGGACAATCCTGATTGGATAGTATGGCCAGCCAATCCTGTGGGATATAAAAATGGGGCGCATTCTTACAGCACTATCCTGACATTAGGTGCAAATGAAACTATTCAGATTGGAGGCAGAAACAATGGCTTAACAGGCGGAGGACAAGGGTCTATTGCATATGATGGAGACACAAGCCAGATATGGTTTCATGGTTTTTTAGATACAGCGGATAAGTATACTGATTTTGCTGTTGTTAATTGGGGTGCTGGATCTTATTCCGACAACAACTTCCTGCCGCAATCAATTGCTCCGGCTGCGCCTTCATCTTCGGTAAACGGCCATGTCATCTTCAGGGCATTGGGTAATGGCTTTTCACAGGTAATTGAATCAACTGGTATCTATGCAAGCATTCATCCAGTAGGAAATTATTTCCCTGTAGCATCAATTCAGTCCACATATTACCCGACGAGCGGCATCAACCATGACACCGTCTGGGGAGATCCATTCCTTCAGGGAAACGGCTATTACTTAACGCTGACTAATCAGGTTGTCTTCCCAACTCCTTCCGAGCCATGCCAAAAACTGGCAAATGGACTGCTTGCGTATTGGGACTTTAATGGTGAGCTAAATGACGCGACTGGAAACGGAAACGGGCTTAATTCATCTGGCACGATTGCATATGAGCAGGGCAAGAATGGCCAAGCTATTCGATTTGATGGATCTGGATCTTCTGTTGTTTACAATGATTCGCTGGCGATTAGCGGTGATTTCACTATTGCGGGATGGTTTTACCCGATAAATGACACCAGTAACACCGACCCTGCGTATCCTTCAATCTGGACACTTAACATTAACAATCCGGCCAATAATCCTCCGGATCTTTACCCTTCGGCATACAATGGATTTTATCAAGGATATTACAATCCTTCCGATACAGGAAACGCACCGCAGAGTTTTTCGCTTTTTGAGCTGCCCATGTATTCGATCCAGTATGGGCAATGGAATCATGTCGTTGAATCATTCGGCAATGGCAGGCACAGGATTTATCTGAACGGGGTGAAAACCTATGATGCCCCGTACACCAACGCCGGATGGCAGGGAATTGTGTTGGGAGCGTATAATCACGATGGAGCCAACGCCTGCAATAGCAGGATTGACGAGATTGGTATCTGGAACCGCGCACTTTGTGATCAAGAGGCAAGCTGCCTTTTCTATAACGGACAAGGTCATTTCTTTCCATTTCCCGAAAGCGTAGAGATTTCCATAACCAATCTCTCCTATACCTATTCCGGCTCACCATGTCCCGTGGGCGTTACGATTACTCCGGATTGGATTCCATATTCGGTGACATACAACGGATCTACCAATGTGCCAGTCAACTCAGGGACATATGCGGTTAATGTCCAGTCTACAGATACTTGCTTCCCTGCATCAGCAAGCGCGACCTTAGTTATCAACAAAGCACCCGCCACAATTTCTGTATCGAATCTGAACAATGAGGGTACTGGAAGCCCGATCTGCGCGAATGTTACCACGAATCCGGCTGGCCTGTCGTATGTTGTCACTTACGATGGCAGCACAAATTGCCCATCTGCTACTGGATCGTATTCCTTGGTTGCGACCATTACAGATCCCAACCATGTGGGGCAAACATCGGCAGATTTTAAGATTATCTGCTATCCGACTCAAATTACCATCAATGCTACGGATCATTATTTCAGCGGATGCCAGTATGCTGCTACGGCCAGTTCAGATCAGCCTAATGCACAGATCCAGATTACCTATACCAGCTTAACTAAAAACAACGCTGAAACGACAACCGCGCCGACATTGATAGACAGGTACAGGGTTGTTGCAACTGCATTGACTCCTTATTGCGGAACTGCTGTTGCATGGATGTCTATTTTACCTGCCAGTTCTAAAGGAAGCGTATTGAAGATTGCTGATGGGCAATGGAGGTACTGCAATTATGGGCTGGTATTCACCGCTGGGACTGTTGATGAGTTGTATCAAAATGTTTATGAATACCGACTAGCTAATGGTCTGGATGTATGCACAACAGTTTCCGATGTGGACGCATTCCTAGCGACTCTTGAAGGACAGCTTCAGGGCAAGGGCTATCTGCAAAGCCTTCCTGATTGTTGCCATGATTGTTGACATGGCTAATAAAACCAGATAATAGTATCGGCATTATGGCATTCACCGCTGGCAATCTTTACACAAACTCACAAGGCAATCTCTACGGGACTGACAAGGGATCTGCTGTGACCAATAAGCAAGCTGTTGCCGAGCCGACAATGACTTGGCTCTGCACCAAAGTCAGCAAGGTGTTCGCTGTATTCAAGAGCAAAAGCGGCAGCCCTAATGGGACAGTTCATCGTCTGCGTATTTACCGCGATCAGCTTGGTCATTTTGTGTTCCCTAGCGGACGCTTTGACGGCGCACCCATCTTTCGTGCTTAATCGGCTACGAGTCTGTAGACTATAGCCAAAAGCAGGAACAGATTTATTAGGCTACAGGCTAAAATTATTTTGATGTCGCGCTTCATTTCTTTTTGGTCTTTGGGATGTCACGGCTGAATGCGCGGCCATAAATTGTCTTGAGCCGGATATTTTCAGGCAATTCCTGAACAAAGACACGCAATCGCATGGCATATTCAGGAGTCATTAGCTTGATCAGGTGGCTAAACTCCTCTCCGGCAGCGGCCAGCTTGGTAGCCTCGACATAACTATGTGTTTGCAACTGGTCGTGCTGTGCGTACATGATGGGTGATCTTATCAGATCAATTAACAATAACAACGAATGAATGAGAACGGATATCGGATAGAGCCACCAGCATCGCAGAGGATTTACTACAAACACGCTCTGAAGATCAGGGCGGAGGCAGACCGCGACGAGGAGATGGGCATCCTGTATGCCGCGCAATATATCCTGCTGAACACGATTACGAATCCTGTCCAGATTGACGAGATCGACAAGCCAATGGCTGAAAACGTAGTCCGGCAATATGTGCAACACTTGTTGGATTGGAATCACTTTGAGGCAGGCGCGACGATCCTTTGGGGGCCGGATGTCTACGACTGGAGGCCATCGTCAGGCAGACAGGTGTGGCGTTGCCTATTTGAGAACGATCAGGTGTTGGTGCAGGGAGCCGGAGCTATGGGCAAGTCATTCAGCGCAGGCGCATGGTTCTATCTGGATTGGTGGCGTGACCCTGCTTACACCTGTATTAAGGTCATCTCGCTGACGAAAGAACACGCCGAACGGAATATCTTTGCGAACATCAAAACATTCCATCGGACGGCACTTGTGCGGCCATTGTCGGATCAGGAAGAGAAGGCGACGAGCATCCAGGTCAACAGCGACAGCAAGAACGGCATCCAGCTAGTTGCTATCCCTCGCGGAGAGTCTGGGCATGGAACTCTTCGCGGATATCACCCAACACCTAGGTTTGGTGCAGAGCATCACCTCTGGGGACGCTTGAGCAGAACCCATGTCGTGCTGGACGAGGCCGAAGAGATCCCTGCCGGAGTCTGGGAAGGCATCAACAACATCATGTCTACAAGCGATAAGAACAAATATCGCGGTCACATCAAGATATTCGGCGCGTCCAATCCTAAAGACAGGACTAGTAGCTTTGGTCAGCGGTGTGAGCCGAAGGCCGGATGGGGAAGCGTGGACTGCGAGGATGACCATGAATGGGAATCCAAAGAAGGCTACCATGTTTTGCGGCTAGATGCGGCAAAGTGCGAGAATGTGATTGAGAAGCGGATCGTCTACTCCGGCTTGCAGACCTACGAAGGATTTATGCGGTACATGGGAATGGGCCGAACAGCGGAAGCCATGACGATGGCTCGCGGGTGGTTCCCAGAGGAAGGACAGGCGATGGGCATCATCACTCCGGCCATGATGGACAATGCCATCGGTAATGTGCGTTTTATCGGGCCTGTCGTGCCGCTGGCGGCGTTTGACTTGGCTCTTGAGGGTAATGACCAAGTAATGTGTTCCTATGGCCGTTTTGGGCTTTCTGACGGCTGGACACCGCAATCCGGCAAGTTCATTGAATTCCCGAAGCCGAGGGTTGTCTTGCAGCTTGATTCCCAGATTCCGTTCCCGAAGCGTGCAACGCTGGAACAGACGCAGGCAATCATCAAGTTTGCTAACCAGATGAAGATCGGGCCTAACTGGATTTGTGTTGATCGTACAGGCAACGGAGCAGGCATCCATGACAGCTTGTGTACCCTGTTTGGCAATGAGGTCATGGGCGTGAACTACTCATGGGCGGCGAGCGAGCATCACATCCTTGGCGATGACAGCCAGAAGGCTAACGAGCTATACAACGGGGTCGTTACTGAATTGCTATTCGGTCTGGCGAAGTACCTAGAGTTTGAGTACCTGAAGATCAGCCCTAGCTTCCGCAACGAGGAGTTAATCCGGCAAGCCACAGGCCGGAGGTACAAGCAAAAGGGCAAGGGTCTCGTCAGGGGGGAGAGCAAGGGAGAGTATTGCAAGCGTACCCGCAGCAAGTCGCCGGACGCGCTGGATTCCCTGTCATTGCTGGTCTACCTGATGCGCCTGCGTGGAGGCGCGGTGGCTACGATGAACGAGAAGAAGCCAGAGCCTCGCCAGCGGGTGAAGAGCTTGCAATCTATTGTTGACGAACTTTCGTTCGTTGATATGTCTGATTAAGCAGATCCACAAGTGTGGAACCCTGTTACGATGTCGCTCGCGGGGTGGGGAAACCTTGTGGGCGGCATCAGCAATACCCTGTAGTGTAATGGTAGCACAACAGACTTTGACTCTGTTCGTCATGGTTCGAGTCCATGCGGGGTAGCCAATCTTTTAAAAAAATGCGGTCGTTTTATTAACAGCAAGCATTGTTGCCATCCTGCTACAGAATTGCCGATAATGTAGCGTATCGTTGACATTGTGCTGTTGTTGACGATCACCGACTTTTTGCGGTGATTGACCAGATTATTCACCGCATTATACCCGATAGGGAACAATTTGCCCGTTTAGACACCAGATTATACCCGATATGGTGCAGTAACGCACATTTTTGTAACAGAATGTGCATTAAGAAGACAAATATGGAGCCGAAATGCGGTTTTATCGA